ACTCGCCAGCGAGAAGACGAACCGATCGAGCGACATCATCATCTGAGTGCTTCCTTTTCGTTAGTCGGTCAAGCGCGAGCGAATCCGTGATTGCCTTGTTCGCTCGGCGCGCTCGAGCTCAGCGCGGACCATTCGGGCAATGTCGACCGAATCTGTTCCGGCGGGCGGGTAGACGTTGACCGTAATGGTCGTAGCAGCGCCGGAAATCCTCGGGGCAGTAGGCGACGCTGCGAGCGATTGCCGAGGGTCGATGGGTATGCTCGACCGTGCGAGGGGCACTGCGGTCGGCCTCGCGAGCCGAGAACCGGCTGCGCTCGCAGGAAGAGCAAACGCCGATGCAGCCACGGCGGCCAGCCGAAGCGATGCACGCGCGACGCGCGCCTGCTGATCTTCGATACCGGCTGCCGCTCCCCGGCTGATGAAGCCGCCCAGCTCGCCAAAGACCCGGCTCGGACTCTGGATTCCGAGCTTAGCTTTGAACCCGGCCACGCTTGAACTGGCGAGGTTCGAAATTGCGCCTTTGACGGCGCCTACGCCTGCGGTAAGACCCTTGACGAGCCCGCCGACGATCTTCTCCCCTAAGCTCGCGAATTTGAGCGGCAGGCTAGCGCCGAGCGAGGCGATTGTCGTCACCAATGGCTGCAAGAGTGATGTCACCGGGGACCACTTCGCGAAGAGCGCAGTGATGCCTGCAATGCCGTCGTTGAAGGCGCCGCGCACTGCACCCCAAAGACCGTCGAAGAAGGTTTTGATCGGTGTCCAGTAGCGGTAGATCAACATCGCTGCCGCAGCGATGGCAGCGATGGCAAGGCCGAGCGGGTTCGCAAGGAGGGCGCGCGACGCCAGTATCGCGCCCGCGCTAAACGCTCGCCATGCGAATGTCGCGAGCACCAGCACGCGGGCGACCAATCCCCCTTGCATGCCCAGCGTCGTTAGCCCGAAGCGCAGCAGCGCGAAAGGGCCGATGACCGTGGCGGCCATGAGCGCCAACGCGCTCACAGATGCGAGCAGGCCTCCGAGCATAAGGGCAACGATGCCCAGCGAGCGTGTGAGCTGAGGGTTCTCTTTCACCCATTGGCTAGCTCGGCCGAGGCAGTGTGTGACAACCTGGGTAAACCTGCGCAGGGCAGGGTTGACTGCATCCGAAATCGATACGCCTAGGTCCGCGAAGGCCGACTGCGTCGTGAGAACGTCGCCCTTTAGATTATCGGCCATGACCGACGCGACCGTTTGCGCCGTGCCGCCCGCGCGCCGCAGGATTGCTACATACTTCTCGATCCCCTGTGAGCCTTGCTGTGCGATGAGTTCCGCCATCCCGGCCGCAGGTTCCTCGCCGAAGATTTTCTTCAGGTAGTTCAGACGCGTGCCGGAGCCCAGCTTCGCCGTCGCACTTGCCACGTCGTGCAGGATCGACGGTATGTCACGGACGTTGCCTCGCGCGTCGAGCGCACGCACGCCCAGCTCTTTGAGCGCGACGGACGCACCGGAAGTCGGGGCCGACAGTCGAAGCAGCATCGAACGCAACGTCGTGCCCGCCTGCGTCGCTTGAATGCCGGCGTTGCCGAGCAGCCCGGCGGTGGCTGCGGCCTGCTCAAGCGACATGCCAGCGGCGCGTGCCACCGGCCCGACGTACTTCATTGTGCCGCCGAGCATGTCGAGCGTCGTATTGGACGTGGTGAACGTCATCGTGAGCACGTCGGCGATCCTCGTCATTTCGTCCGCCTTCATACCGAACCCGGTAAGAATGTTGGACGAGATATCGGCAGTGCGAGCGAGATCCGTGTCGCCGGCTTTTGCCATCGAGAGGACTCCGGGCATGGCCTTCAGGATTTGATCGGGTGTGAAGCCGGCCATTGCGAGAAAGCCCTGACCGCTTGCCGCCTCGCCAGCGGTGAAGCTCGTCGTCGCGCCGAGTGCACGCGCTTGGGCGCGCAGCGCCGACAACTCGGTCGACTCCTTCTCGATCCGAGCGAGCGCCTGTACACGCGACATCGCGGCATCGAATTCGTAGCCGGAGGAGAGCAGGCGCTTGGCGCCGAAGAGAATCCCCCCGCCGAGCGCGCCGCCGGCCGCCGACGCTGCGGCGACATTCCCGGCGGTTTGCTTGGCGTTGCTCAACTGTGCGCGGGCGGCTTGCAGTCGTTGCTGTTGTCGGCTGACGCGCGCGAGCGACTGCTCCTGCTCGCGCAATGTGCGGTTCGCAGTGCGGGCCTGCGCTGAAAGGTTGCGCTGATGCTGCGCGAGGTTGCGAGTGCTAATGCCCGCGGCTGCCAACTGTTCCCGTAGACGCTGCACGCGAGCAGATTGCTTTTCTTGCTCTTCGGCTAACCCGGCGGCTGCCCGTTTGGCGCCCTCGAGTTGCCTCACCATGCTGCGCGACGGCGGCCCCCCGGCGCGCAGAGCGCTTGCAAGATTCGATACTCGAGTCCGCATGGCCTGGAGCTGCGAGCTCGTCGATGCCAGCCCCAGGCGCATCTCGCGGAATTCGGCGATGCTCTTCTGCTTCTTCGCGAGTTCCGTCAGCTCGCGCCGCGTTTGCTTCAGCGAACTCGCGAGGTCCTTGTTTCCCGCAAGGACGGTTTTCAGCGGCTTCGTGATGCGGTCGACCATGTCGAACATCACGCGTAGCTTGAGGGCGTTCTCCATCGCTATTCGCCTTCGCTTCGTTGACGTGCCCGCTCACGCCACTCCATCAGTTCCGGTAGCGTGAACCGATCCATTTCGGACGGCGGCCAGCCAAACACCGTGGCAATGTCAGCCATCGGGTCTTCTACGCGCTCTGGGAGTCCAGCTTCGATTTGACGGCCCTCGGCATCAAAAAACCAACGAAGATGCCTCCGAGCATCACGAGGTCCGCCGGGTCGATGTTCGCGACGTCCTGCTCGGTGAGGGTGGGTGAGCTGATACGGGGCAGTACCTTCGAGAGCGCGGCAACGTCGAGGTTGACGAGATCGGAGAGGGACGCGCCGCGCAGTTCGCCGGACTTCGGCTTTCGAAGCGTGATCTCGGTGATCGTCTGCGAGCCCCGAACGATGGGGGTATCGAGGACGTGGGTGTTTGAATTCTCGCTTGAGGCAGTGGGCGTCTCAGCTGCGTGGGAACCAGAATTGTTGGTCGACAAGCTGCTCTCTTCGAACATGGGGTTTCCTCGGTTGGTGATGCAAGGTTGTGTGGTCTGCTAGTCGGCGGGCGCCGCATCCAGTGCTTACAGGCCGAGCGCGTTCCGCAGCGAAGCCAGTAGGTCGTTGCCATTGATCCTTTCGAGCATGTTGATGAAATCGAGCTCGATGATCTCCTCGCCGTTCACGGTGAGCTTGTAGTAGCTGGCGGCCGTCGTCACCTTGAAGGCGGTGTCTTCCTTCGGCTTGGCGGTCCCGAGATCAATTTCCGAATGCCGACCCCGGATGACGATCTCGATCGCGTCGGCGCCGGTGGAATCTTCGGACTGGTATCCGCCGGCAAAGCGCAGTAGGACACCATCGTGCTTTGTGATGCCGTATTGCTGCAGCACGGATTTCATGAAGCCGCCGCAGGTCCATTCGAGCTGAATTGCTTCCTGCCCGAAGTCGACCTTGATCGGACCGCTCATGCCACCGCCCTGGTAGTCCTCCATCTTGCGTGTGAGCTTGGGAAGGGTGATCTCGGCAACCTGACCGACGAAGTTCTCGCCGTTCTGGAACAGGTTGAAGCCTTTGAGTTTGCGAGGCATGCCCATTGTGTGGTGATTCCTGGTGGCGCCGATCGTTACGCGTTCACTCGCGCGGCGAAGTCAGCGAGGTAGCGATCGGTGATGCGCTGACGCAGCATCAGATTTTCGAGGGGCGGGACGGGCGTGTAGTCGTAGTCCAGATAAGCCTTGCCGGACTTCAGCACGTCTGTCGTATTGGGCTCCGGGTCGAACCACGACGAGCCACCGATGAGGTAGCCCAGCGATATCCACTCGCGAAACTTGGCGTTGATGCTTTCGATGATGTCGCGTGGCAGCGATGGGTTCAGCGGGCCATCCACGACCGGCATCTGTGCCTCGGCGATGGAGTCCGCGATTACGTGTGCCGTGCGCGTGTAGTTCTCGAAAGCGAACAGCGGATCATCGGAGCACGTGCGCGAGCCCCAAAAGCGAAAGCCGTTGCGATTCACGAGCGTCGTGATGTCTTGCTCGTTGAGATAGCCCGCATCGGTTGCTGGGTCTTGCAAGTCCCACGATATGTCGGCGCTGATGCCCGTGACGCCGTTGACGCTGACGTTCGACAGCGTCTTGTGCCAGCCGGTGTCATTGTCGATCTTGGCGCGCAGGCCTGCGGCGTAGGCGGTGGCCGGCACCGTCACGGTCGCGTTGTTGACGTCGTCCCAGGCAAGGAAATCTGGCCATATGACCATGATTTCGCGTTGACCGAACTTCCGCCGGTATGCCGTCGCTTCCTCCTTTGTGTTGCAGCCGTGTGCCGATACATACGCGAACGCCCTAAGCGACTGCGCGATGGTGCCGAACGATGCGGCTACTGGCTCGGTATCGAGGCCGGGCGCGGCAAGGATGCGCGGCCTCACGCCAAAGCGCGACTGTGCCCTAAGTAGGGCCTTCATCCCTGTGTACTCGCCGTTGGAGGTGACGGTGCCGATAACATTCGACGTCGTCTCATCCGCATCTTGGCCCTCTGCCACGCGTACCACGATCGTCACGGGCTTTGTCTGTCGGCCGATGGCATCGAGCGTTCGGTAGAGCGTGCCGGTGGTGCCCGCGTGACCCAGTGCGGCGACGACGTTCGTGACTAGCACTGGCGTGTCGAGCGGGAAGGCGGAAGCGTCGGCGTCGTCGCCGGTGCAGACCAGGCCGACGACGGCCGTTGAAACCGTTCGGATTGGACGGGTGCCCTCGTTGATTTCGAGGACGCGTACCCCGTGGTGATAGTCCTGCGGCATTGTTCGCAGCTCCTGTGATGAAGGGAATCCGGAAAAAGAGGGAAGCGGGTCAGTCGGAGACGGCTCGGTTTCCGTCGGCCTCTTCCGCCTGTTCATGCGGCTCGTTCGTCTCATCAACGCACACCTCGCTTTGCGCAATGGGGGAATACGGCGTCGGCGTCGACGGCCAATCGACCACGTCGGGAAACGATTCACTCTCGATGGCAGAGACCAGCGCCATTTGATAGGCCGACCAAGCCTTGAACGTGTAGACCTGTGCTTCATCGAGCAACCCGGCGGCATATGCGTCGGCCTTGCCGGTTGTATGTCGACGAGCCATCGCCATTAGGCGAGAGAACTCGGCCATCGCGGCGTCGTACTTTTCGCGCTCGATCAGTTCCTGCGGGACCGTCCAAGTTCCTCCTATCCACGAGTGGCGGGGCGACGGCCGAGGTTCTGTGGTCAGGCCCAGGTCGGCAGGTGTGTGGCCCGCTACGGCGATCTCCGCAAATTCGCCCGTGTCGGTGCGGTAGCAGATTCGGCCTCGGAAGTCGGGAAGGAGAATCCAAGCGCCATCTCGGTAGAACGGCCACGTTGTCGGAGTGCGCGGAGGCGGCATGTCCAGAGTGGCGAATGCAGGAAGCAGCCATCGATCGTCATTGCGCGGATCGATGTCCGGTTGGCCGCTGCGCAGATATTCGCCAGTCGCCGGGTTGTAGTGGTGAATCAGCATCGTTTGGTCGCCGTTGAATTAGTAAGCGCGGATCATTGCTAGCAGTGCGATGTTGCGGGGACGCGATTCCGTTCCCCCATCGACGCTGATTGCGATGCCGTGCGTGTGGTGGCCAGCGGCGCTCATGCCGACGGCGTGAGCGTGCGCTTCGGTGACGCTGGTTGTTAGCCAGTGCTCGTGATTGCCTGCGGCGACGATGTCCGCCGAGTCGCCGGGGCCGACTGCCAGCTCTGATCCGCTGCCCGTGGCATCGCTGCCTGTGAGAGAGCCGGGATACGGCGGCCGCAGTAGGCGGGTGTAGTTTCCCTGGGTATGGTTGTGTGTGCCGGCAGCCAAGGTCGTTCCGCCGTGCTGGTGCATTCCCTCCTGGCTCGTCCACCCGCTGTGCGCGTGGTCTCCGGCTTCGCTCGAGGATGCATCATGTGAGTGCGACAGATTTTGCCCTCGTTGTTGCGAGCCGATGGAGCGGGTGGGATCAATGTCTTCGCGTCCGTCTGCCCAGCATCGAATGAACTCTCCACGCAGTTCGGGAAGACGGAAGCTTGTCTCGCCGTCACCCATTGAGAAGCATCCCCATTGACCTTCTTGCCAGTCCGCCTCCGACACTAACGCGCCGCTTGCCTCGGCGTATGCCCAAAGCACCGGATAGTCCGAGCGATCGACTACCGCGCCGTTGCACTTGAGGTAACCGGGACGGACCGACACGCGTGGCTCGAAAACGATTTGCCCAACGTGTGCCTGCATCATCGCGGTCGTCACGAAGGCGGTCGATGCTGCTCTGTCGGAATGGTCGCCGGCTGGAGGTGTCGGGACTTCAACCTGTCCGGAGAAGACAGCGCCCGACAGCGCCGCGTAGCGCATCGCCGCGGTTTTGGGCGTGACGGCACGCAGCTCGTCAGTGCCTGCGTCGACCTCGGCCTGTGTTGCGAGCTCGATCACGCCTTGACGATCGGTCGAGGCCGGCGGGTTGGCGAATGACGCGTCGCCAAAAACGAGTTTCGCCGCGTCGATGGCCGCGAATTGCAAATCGGCCGACAGCAGTAGTATTGCGACCGGCGATTTCTCGAGGATCGGCTCCGGCTGGGAATAGACCGCCAACAGCACGCCGTTTTCCAGATAGAGCCCGAACCCGTACAGCGTGTACTGATCTGCCGTGTCGTCCTTGAGCGTCACGTGGATGGTATCCGGTGCGACGTTCGTGCCACCGAACGTGGCGATGCGCTTGAGTTCGCTCGGCAGCGTCTCAAGCTCCTCGTTGGCGACGAACGGAGCTGTCGCCAAGCCGATCTCCACGATCTTGTGCGTGTTTGTGCCTTCGTGGCCCCGAGCGACAAGCGCTGCACGGCCGGCGTCGGTGACGGTGATGAGCGTTCCCATGATGTCTAGCGTTCGCTTAGATTCAACCGGCCATACAGGGCCACACGCATGGCTGCCGCGACTGCAGGTTTGCCCTTCGCCGCAAAGCTCTGCGTGAACTCGTAGTGCGCGGTTCCGCGCTTGACCGCGTCTACGTCGGCGATGATTTCGGCGACGCACGCAGCGGTCGGCGGCGCACCGTCCGCCACGCCTGCGGTCATGATGATTTCGAACGTGCCGGGTCTTCCGCGCGGCGTCGTTTCGAACCATTCGCGCATGGTGATATTCGCCCCGAACGAAGCGCATACTTGGCTGACAGCCGTAGCTGTGCCCCTGATCCGTGCGGTGCGGATCGCCGTTTTGAGGCGGCGGCGCTTCTTTTCCTCCGGCCAGCCATCGTTCCACGACGTCACACTGAGGTGCCAAGCGAGCCACGGCAGGAACGAGAGGGGGATGTCATCGGCGCTTACCAGCATTGCGATACCGACTGGGATGCCGGTGATTCGCGCGTTCGTCATCGAGACGCGGCGCTCGAGCACGGTCGCGTTTGGCGGCAACAATTCACTCATCGACGAGCCCACCATCCATCAAATCGACGCCCATGCAAAAAGCGGCCTCGTCGCGCGTGGCAAGTACGCCGGAAGCGGGTGAGTCGAGCAGCACCTTCTGTACGCCGGTCACCCGTAGCGACGCGTAGAGGCCGTCAAGCGTCACCTCGGTGCCGATCCGATGCATACGCTTGGCGAACGCCGTCGCCCGCTGTGTGGCCTCGTCGCGAGCGACGACACGGTCGGCTCCGCGAAAGAAGCGAAGCGTCGCGCGAATCTCGTAAGGGATGATCCTGGCGCTTCGGACGATTACCTCGTCTGCTTGCGGGCGCTTGCTTTCAAGGGCTGCTTTGACGATCTCGATCAGCTCGGCGCTTGCCGTCCCGTCGCCCTCGCGCGATAGGAGCGTCACGATCATCACGCAGGGCTCCGGGCTATAGGCTGTCGCCGATAGGACGCGGCCGTCCGCCGAGCGTGCGTGAAAGACGTAGGCGTCATCGGGTCCCGCGACGGAGAAGCCGCGGGGGGCTAACTGCACGCGTTCGCGCAAGCTGTCGTCGTCTTCATAGACTGGATCGATGCCGTTTGCAGGGTCGCCAGCGGAGACGACCAGCCGCTCGACGTCGAAGAGAGCGGCGATGTGCTCAAGGGTATTGCGGCGCGCATAGGCGAGGAGGGTCGTGCGTGCCCTGTCGTTGATGACTTGGCGCAACAGCAGCTCGCGGTAGGCGTTTTCCTGCAATAAACGCACGAGCGGCTCCGACTCGAGTTCGAGCGTCGACGCGATCTCGGCTCGTTCGCTTTCAGGGTAAAGGGAGACGAACCGAGCTTTTCGTTCTGCGAGCAGCGTTTCGTACTCGAGCGTCTCGACGATCTCAGGGGGCGGCAGTTGGGACAGCTCGATCGGGGTCGCCTTCATGCTCGGCTCCCAGGTGCGACCGGTACGCGCATCGACACTGCATCGCCGGATTCGGTCGTCCAGCCCTCGATGTCAAGATAGAGTGCGCCGGTGGAGGCGAGCCGGTCGTCGCTTGTGATCTGTACGCGGTTGAGTACCAGGCGCGGCTCCCACCGCATGATCGCGGTTGCCACGGCGGCATACAGCCGGGTGCGCACCGCGCCATTGCTCGGGGCGTCGATCAAGTCGGGCAGCTCAGAGCCGAACGTGCGACGTTGCACGCACGACGCTAGCGGGGTGGCAACGATCTTACCGACCGATTGCATGAGATGGTCGAGGCCGTCTATCGCCCGGCCGGTGCTCGCGTTCATGCCTCTCATTGCGGCTCGCTCACGAGTTCGCCGTCGCCTTGTTCGCGGTGCGAATGATGGGGAAGGCTCTTCCCTTTCGAAGTCACCTCGTCCGTGAAATCGGCTCGGCCATCGATTTTCATCGCCGCACCCTTGCCGCCGCCCTTGCCGGTCATGCCGGATTCGAAAGCGAACGGGCCTTGGACTGTCATGGACTTCGTGACCTTGACGTTGCCATCGAGCTCGATGACGCCGGCTTGCACAGTCGCGCTTTGCGTCTGGACGATGATGCTTTCGGGGACGACAACTTGGATGGTCGCGCCGGCCGGTAGGTTGATCGTCAGAGCGTGCGCTGCATGGTCGTACTCGACAGCAGCTCCGTCCGGATAGACACGGGTGTGCCTATGGGGGCTGTCGGTCGGGGCGGGGGCATTGTCGGAATAGAGGCCGCGAAGGATGACACCCTGCGCCGGGTCGCCGCTGGGCGACAAGACGAGAACTTGTTCCCCAACGCTTGGTGGATTCCATTCGACGGTCTCGCCGGCAGTGAGGGCGACCCAAGGAAGCCAGGCCGTCTGCAACTCGCCGGTTGACACGCGGCACGTCGGCGGCGCGCTCGCATGCGCGACGTCCATCACGACGCCCTTTCGGATCATGTTCAGAATGCGGCGGTGGATTTCGTTCTCGTCCATGGTCAGCATGTTGCCGACCCCGCTCGCGCGTTGCGAGCGGCCATGTGAGTGCCTGGGCTGGCTACGTTTCGCGAGGCGTGCGACCGGTTCTAGTGCGACGAGAGAATCGGCGTCCCCTCACAGGCATCCTTCCTATGACGAACGACAACCATCGGACGGGCGATATCGCGCCGCTTCTCAATCGCTTGCATCGAGAGGATGCACTTCAGTTCTTGCGGCGCTTGCCGAGCGAGTCCATCGACATGTTTTTCACAGACCCGCCGTACTCGTCAGGCGGGCTGCATGCTGCGGCGCGTGCGCAAAGCACCACGCAGAAGTACATCACCAGCGGAACCAAAACGACATACGAGGACTTCGGATCGGACAACATGGACCAGCGATCATGGACGTTTTGGTGCCACGCGTGGCTTTCCGCGGCGTACCGTGCATTGAAGCCGGGGTGCCTTGTGGTTAGCTTCATCGATTGGCGCCAGTTGCCGGCGCTGACGGATGTTGTACAGGCGGCGGGCTTTATTCATCGCGGGATCGCCGTGTGGGACAAGACGATGAGCCGCGCGAGGCCGCGTCGAGGTGGATTCAAGCAACAAGCCGAATTCATCGTTTGGGCGAGCAAAGGCGCGATACGCGGCAGTGACGTCTACTTGCCCGGGGTCTTCCCCAGCGCGCTCAAACTGCCCAAAAGACACCTAACGGAAAAGCCACTCGAGTTGGCCCACGAGGTCGTGCGTCTCGCGCCGAAGGGCGGGGTAGTTTGTGATCCGTTCGCAGGGTCGGGCACGTTTCTCGTCGCGGCGAAAGAGGCTGGGTTGGACTGGACGGGGTGTGAGGCAAACGAAGTGTATTACCGTGTTGCCACGGAGCGGCTACGTTGCGCTGATAAGCAGGCAGAGCAGTGCGCTTGATGGGGAACGGTTCTGCAACGAGCGCCGGGCCGATGTTAGTCGGGTGGCAACGAACACGTGGCCGCCGCCGCTCGAAAGAGGACTTCGCTTGGACTGGGCAACAATCCTGCCAAGCAGCTAGCGACAAGTGGTTCTGCTGCTATCTGAATGGCGGGACCGAGGGGCATCCGCCAACGCGTTCGCTAACCATACCGAATCAGTTGCCGACCGACCGCAATATGCGGTCCGCATCCTTTAGCTTCTTTTTATATATGTCTAACGCTTTCAGAACATCGCGAATTCGCTGTTCGACGTCTATTTTCATTAGCCGTGCGTCGGCCTCGGCGAACTTTAAATTTCTCTTCAACTCCTCAATGAAGGCGATGGCCTCTCTCCTGTTTTCTTCTTGATCTCGTATTTCCAATTGAAGGCGTAACTGAGCGCGAAGTACCATGGCGGATGCAATGACGCCGCTCCCGACAGCGTAGATGATCACCTCAATCATTTTCTTGATGAGATCGAGCGTGTCGTGGCTAGCTGAAAAGAATGGATATTTATCAGAAAACCACGTCGGAACCATTTCCATTCGATGAACTTGGGTTTGCAGGAAGAAACCAGAGGCGCAAATTGCGAGCCCTACCAAGGATATGTAGAGCGGGGAGCGCGCAACTCTTCCTGAATTAAGAATTAACCATGCTAGATGGCCGCCGGTGAGGATAAAGATTATCGCAAAGTTGGTGAACGTCATGATTGTTATCTTGTAGTTGGGTGGTGCGTTCTCTGAGGGTTGGTCGCGATGAGTTGCCTGGTTTTCTGATGATTTTGATACGACTGAAAAAACCGCCATAAGGCGGTTCTCCCACAAGCTCGGACGGCTACTTCCTGCTCAATCTTCTGCAGGCGTGATCTTTAAATGTGGCTTCAACTCCGGATTCGACAGCGCCAGCAGATTCAAGGTGGCGCCGCCAAACCGCCGCGCGAATTCGTCGTCGAGGTTGTTGCCGTAGTCCGCGAGAGGAAGCTCCAACGGGAAAAGACGCTGCGTGACAGCGATGACCCGGTCTACCTCTAGGGTGTAAGAGATCAGAGCTTGCTTTTCCTCGGACCACATCACAACGACACACTTTCTTTCGGGATGTTCAGCCATCAATAACCTCTGCATTGTTGATAATTCATGAAAGCGCGTTGGGAACAGGATTCCATGAACCGAGCTCCACCCATAGCTAACTTATAGGCGTTGCATTCGTCCATGTCTCGTTCATATTGGGCGTAGCACTCGGCTTCATCTTCCTCGCTCACACCGCGTGCAGCCACTTCCTCCGCCTCTTTCAGTGGGGAGTCCTCGCTGTACTCGAACGGCTGTGCATCACCGAGAGGCGTCGTCGGATCGGCGTCGGCGGCTGCGGTGGTCGTCGAAGTGCGGCCGATAAAATCCTCAAGGTAGGCGATCAGATCGTTCGCGCTGACGTCATCGTATCTTTGCGGCCAATCGTAGGAGTAGGACTTAGGAGTCGGTGCTACCCGAGCGGCCTTCTGCCGCATTTCGAGTGGATATGGACGCGTCGATGGGCCAGAGCCAACCACGCCCCCTCCTGTAGTTGCGGCAGCGCGCTCAATCGCCACCTTGATCCTACCGCTTTTCACGGCTGATCGTAGCAAGGCACTTGTGTCGCTGGGATTCGCGCCAGGCGGGCAGAAACCAACGTGTAGCCCGAGCTGCTGGAGGTAGCTGCGTTCCTGCTGAATGGAACGAATCCGTGGCCAGCGCCGCAAGAATTCTTCCGCGTCTCGTTGGTGCTTAGGCGTCAGCGCTTCCGATCCTGCACGCTCGGAGAGAATGGCTTGTTCACCGAAACCCAAGTCGATTTTGACCGAGGCCATCGATCGATCTCCTCCGCTTTTAAGGGAATGGGGCGCTATCCTACACCGCGCTCGCGAGACAAATCTGTCTAGGAGACCGGAGGCAGATCGGCCGACTGGCTCATGATGCGATGTGTCTGAGCAGACGGTCGCGGATCATTTCACGCTCGGCAGTCGTCAAACCAAGGAGAGTGCGAGCAGGGTATCGGTATTCCGGCCCGCCCGATGCGACAGCCGATTTCTCGCCGAACTGGTGGATGCGGGCCACGCTGGCAACCCGGCCTGCAAAGCCGACGGCTAGTTCGTTGCCGTTTTGATCGATCGCCAGCCACCGCGATTTGCGAAGCTTGGCGAACATTGCGGCTCGCTTGAGCCGTCCCGACTTACCGCGTAGCCGCTTCGTTCCCGTCCTTACCTTGCGCGGTTCGTACCCCGTGCCGTCGGGGTTCTTCTGAGCGGCGATGCGCGCTTGCTGACTGCGGCGCAGTTCGCGCGCAATGTCGAGCATGGCTTTGCGCCTGCCAGCCGGAGAGAGCTGCGCGAGAAGGGCTCCCGCCCACGCTTCTGCTGCCGTCAAATCATTCACGGCTGAGCAACCCAGGCCAAAGCATCGGCTGTTCCAACGTTGCTGTCGTCAACGTGTTCGATAACGCGACTACCATCGGGCCCGCTGCTCACCACAACACTTTCCGTCAACGCCATCTTGATCGACAGGTCGGCGGTCGCGTGATTGAGTATGTCCACCTCAAATGTTATTCCGCGTTCGCGTTCGTCGATGTTGGTCACAAGGTCGGGCTGATTCGTCCGCGCCCATTCGACGAGCGCGACGAACACCGTATCGGCGTCCCCAGCAAAATCCATGACGAGGGCATGCGCCGTGTACCGGTACTCGAACGACAGCGAGCGAGTACCCGTCGCGACAATCGATCCAGCGTCGAGGAACACGGCCAGCTTATCGGGTTCCGCCTCTAGCGAAGGAATCGCAGCCGCAAGCGCTCTGCGCAGGCTGGCGGGCTTATTCATTGAGCAGCGCCGCGGCTTCGCGCTGACGCACCTGCGCTTGGCAGAAAGCAATCATATCGACCTTGGCCGCGCACTCTGCCCATGCCGCCTTTGCTGTGGTCAGTGCAGCGTGCAGGTCACCGTTGGTCGACGGAGACATCGCTGGCAGCGTGCACGCGTTCACCGGTTGACACGTACTTGAGATAATCGTCGGCCCCGGTAAGGGCGGGGCTTGTTTGCATTCGCACAACGTCGTCAGGCAGAGGGGAGCCAGCCCAAGCAAGGAGCGCAGCGTTCTCATTGATCAATCTCCGGTTCGTTGTCTGAACGGAATGCAGCCTTCTCGCGATCGCCGTGTGCGTGCGGTTCAACTGAGCCTGTTGCTGTTCTTTGTCGGCGGCGTCCTTCCGCAATTGACGGATCGCATTGTCGCGATCGACTAGCGAGCGCTGCGCGTCGTCGCGTTGCTGCTGCGCTAAGGCAAAGTCTGCTCGCAGCGAGCGCACGTAGGAGGCGCCAGAGATCGCCGCAGCCAGGACGACAACTGCGGCGATCAGGCTAGAGGCGAGCCTGCTCAAGCGGCCAAGTTGCTGACGGGTTCTGCCACTGTGCCGCTGCCCGAAGCAAATCGCTCATAGGCGCGCTGCAGCTTCACGTCATACTGGTTTTTGGCGTAGTTTTTCCCGTTGTAGCCCTTGGCGAACTCTGCCCAGTCTCGCGCCTTCAGCGCGGCGACGAGCACCGGGTCGGCAGCAACATACCTGACGAACGCGTCCAGATGCTCGGCCTCGCTCTTCCCCATGCGCTCCACAAAGTCATCGATGCTCGCGTAACCTAGGCGTTCCCAGTGGTAGCCCATCACCTGAAACGAGCCCCAACTGGCCGACTCTCGCGCTGCTCGAGAGTGGATCCGCTCGGCCGCGAGCAGGCGCGGGTACTCGGCGGCGTAGCCTTTGTAGCCGCCCGGGGTCTTCGACAGAATGTCCGGATCGATTGCCGCAATTGCGGCCGGATCGATGCCGTGAGCGACGAGGCGCTTCCAGAACACATGCCGCTCGAACAGAATGACGGGGCGTCCATCTAGGAGAAAGCCTGTGCCACGAGACTCGACCTCGTTCACGGCCTGCACGCAAGCGATCGGGACATCGAGCGTCTGCGCCGCCCGCTCGAGGTCGGCGGTGCTCAAGCGCTTCGAAGCGTTACTGATAGCAGCGAGCGCGGTGTAGGTCTTCGGGCCGGCGATTCCATCGGCCGCGAGGCCGGTCTTTTGCTGAAACGCGATCACGGCGGCCTTAGTCGCCTCGTCGTATCTGTTTGTGACGTCGAGGGGAAAACCTGCTTTGACAAGTTCTCGTTGCAGTAGGCCGACGTCGTCGCCGGCATCGCCGAAGCGCAGTGTTTGCATAGGTCATTGACTCCAAAGTAGTCGTGCGACGTTGCCGCGCACGCGATTGACAAATACGGCCAGAAAGACGGCCGGTGCTGCTTGGAAAAATCCGATCCGCTCGGCGTGTAAAGCGGACTCGATCAACGAGCCGCCGATGACTGCGACGAGCGCCCAGGCAAGCCACGACACGTGCCGCCGATGCCGCGCGCCGTTTCGTCGATAGCCGAGCAGACGAATCAGGGCGGCGACGTGTGCCGCGAGGAAAACCGATGCAAACGCGAGGGACATGTCACTTTCCCCGGCGGAACAGCAAGAGCAGATCAAGGGTTTTGATCCGTTCGATGAGCTGAAGCGTTACGACGATGACGAGCGCAGCAGCGAAGAATGCGGCCACTCCGGTCGAGCGGATCGGCGTTGCAAGAACGATCTCCGGCGCCGCGAGGTACCCCATCACAAGCGAAATCACCATGTAGACGGCACGCCGAAAGACACCGATGTCCTTCGATATGACGACGACAAGCGCCGCGCCCGAGAACGCGCCGATCAAGGCATCCCCGTCCATGCCAGGGGCCAGGCTCACGATAGCGACCGCGGCCGGCAGCGCGGCGGTAGCAGGGGCGTTCGTTTCGGTCATGCGAGGCCTCCAAGTTCAGTCGAAGAGCTGCAATAGGGGCTTCGTATTCGACGCATTTCCGAGCGCCGGCATGAAGACGACCGTGCCGACTGGCAGCACGGCGCCAAGGTCAGCGAGGCCAGGGTTCGCTTCGAGCACCGCTTCGACGGCCTTCTCGGTACGACCATAGTGGCGCCAGCACATCGAATCCACGGTATCGCCCTGTAGTGCTCGCACGTTCATCGTCAGATCAACTCGACGGTCGAACGCGCGATGCCGCGAATATCATTCAATGCCCAACGGACGTTGCGGCGGGATTCGGAGATCGTCGCGTCGAGCTCCTCGGCATGCTGACTACCGGATTTGGTGGCGTCATATGACCGGTATTGCTCGGTCAAATCGGCGCGCACTAGGTTGTAGACGGCACGGCGATAGCGCAGGACATGGCTGCTGACGCCGTCGATCAGGGCGGCCGTAACGCTTGCAAGGTCGATGTATCCGGCTGCCCGTTGGACCCCTTGCCATTCCTGTAGCTCATCGTTCACGCTCGCAATCGCATCGACGATGGCAAGACGCAATCGCTCGTGCGACACGGTGCCGTCTAGGCGCATCGCTTCGCGCAATTCGTGAAGATCGATTTCACAAAACCATCCGTCGTTTTTGATGGTCCTGGAAGCGTCGATTGGCGCGGGTGCAGTCGGTCCAGCGATTGCAATGAAGCTATTCATGGTGTGGGCTTGCTTGGGCGAGGCGGTGGACCGACGTTCGCATTCCGTTACCTTCACGGTTGGAGCGAACGCCGGTGCCGCCATGCCGGGTTGGGCTCTTTACACGCCGTTGTCACCGTTGCCAGGACGGTTCGAGGCCTCGATCAGCTTTGAGAGCCGGTCGATGTCTTTTTTGACGCCGACGCGATCGTTCAACGAAAGCGCGCGGCGTAAGTAATCGAGGGCGCATTGCGCATCCACATCCTGCAACGCGTAGCCGAGTGCCTTGTAAAGCTTCGCTCGGACCTGGTCGTGCATGTCGGCGTCGCGCGTTAGCTGTTCCGTTAGTTCGAGGTGCGCGGCGCCAAACGACGCGCCGTCCATGAACGCGGAAAGTGCGGCGTCCGCGAACTGCTCCGCGACAGCGGATGCGAGTGACCGTTCGAACTGATCAGGGAGCGAGAGCCGGTGAGCGAGCGCGTAAGAGGCGATCTCGAGCGCGCCGTCAAAGTCTTGGGCGTCAATGCGCCAGATCATGACCATGACGAGCACGTCGTCTTGCGCACCGCGGCCGCCGCTCAGCACGCCGGCAACATAGTCGGCGTACTCGGGCAACAGCTTCCGCTTCAGTTCGACTTTCCGCGCGACGGATTGCACGCCCTTCAGAGCGCGACGATCCGCGTTTAGCTTCGCCAGCATCAACTCATACGGGGTGGCGCCGGCCATCGTCCGATCGGAGTCGGCTGCTGCGCGTGCTGCGGTCAACCGGATGAAGTGCGCGCGTGCCGGGGTGGTGATCGTCATGCCGTCACCAGCTCGATGTTTTCCGCTACGCAGCCGCACCCGAAATCCTCGACCACATACGTGTCGTTCGACGACTCGTAGTTCTCGATTTGGTCGCGCTTCGGGTTGTCGATGAGCGCCCGCCGTCGGGCGCCCTCTTGGAAGTAGATCGATAGGTTTTCCAGCTTGGTCACCATCAGTGCCCGTTTCGGGAAGAATGGCACGCGCACGGCCGGCAAGTTGCCAATGCGTTTCTGACTGACGACCAAGTCGGTGGCGAGCTGCTCGGTCGGCGCCTGCGTCGTGTTGACGATCGGAAAGTACTTGTCGTGCAGCAATTCCCGACCACAAATGACGACGAGCCCCGTGTCTTCCTGGAACCACGGGTCGATCATCGACGAGACGATGTCCATCACGAGCGCGTCGAGGTTGGCGTAGTCGCCGTCTTTGCCGATGAGAACTTTGCCCGCCTGCTTCGCACCCTCGTGCAGAACTCGCTGCGCCGCATGGTCCCGATACTGTTGCAGCCACCCGATGTTGACGTCTTGCAAGAGCGGGTTAGCCGCCTTGTCGGTCGTAGGGGCCGCCTTGACGCCGTTCCAGCCGATCATGATGCGATCGAGGGCGCACTGCGTCACGATCACGTTACGGATGCGCTGTTGAAAATCCGGAAACTTGGCCCATGCGTCGAGCTTGCGATACGCGATTGCGGTGTCGTAGTCGGTCTTCTCGCATCGATACCTGAGGCTGTCCAGAGCGGTCGGGTCGATGGGTTGCCGATCCGTCTTGGTGGTATCGGTGCGGCTCGCGATCGGCCCCGATACCGACAAACCAAGCTTCTCGCCTTCGAGCTCGGTAACGGGCAGAACGTTGATGCGTTTGAGAAACGCGCTCGATTCCTGAATTTTGCTTTCTAGCTTCTGTTGAATGGACGGCTCGACGGAAAACTTCATCGATACGTCAGCCGTGTCGTTGAGTTTGGCGATTTGCGTGGCGTACTTACTGTAGGCCAGGCGAGTTTCTTTCTTCATCTTGGCTCCGGGGCTGAGCGTGTGCGGTCAGCAGTCAGTGACGAGGTCGCCGGCCGAGCCGGTCGATAGTGGCCGGCGAGAAGCGCTGTTGTCTGTCGTCGAGAGCTTCTCGATCAGCGCTTCAACGGCTGCCGCCGCTTCGCCCGCACGGTTTTTGGCGTCGATCGCGTCTTGCCGTGCGGAAGCGAGCTCGACACGGAGTTCCGCAGCTTCGAGGGCGTGTCTTGTGGCGAAGGCGGCAATCTCTTCGACGGCACGGCGGACATCACTGTGGCGCTGATCGTCAGACGTGCGATGGCGAGCAAACATGCCTTTGACGACCGAAAACAGGCTCGACGTTTCGACCTCGCCGTCGATTTCGATCGCTGTCTCGCACGGCGCGGAGAGGAGGTTGTTCGAGCGCTTCGCTACGAATTGCAGGACTTCGGTGCCGAGGCTTGCCGGATCGTCGGTTGCCGCAAGGCCGACCAGGTACGCTTCCCCGGTGTCGGCAAAGGCGGGATTGACCTCGATCGACGTATAGATTTTTTGGCGCTTTTTCGACAGCGCGACCATATCCTCGGTCGGATCGATGCGTGCATAGAGCGCCAGCTTCCCTTTCAATGGCCCCCCATCGATCTCCCTGGCTTCGAGCGCAATCACGTCTCCGTATGCGCCGAAGGGGCTGTTGGCCGACAGTGGCGCGAAGCCTTTCACGTGCTCGACGTTCAAGCGTGCACCGTACACTTCCGGGTCGTAGTTGCTCGCCATCTGCGTGAGCCACTCGCGCTTGATTTCGCGGCCATCGACAGTCGCGCCTTCGACTGCGACGCGGAAGAATTTCGTCTTGTTCGTTGCCATAGAGAGCGGTCGGATCGCCGCGATTGAGTGAGCGTGTGCCCATATTCGGCGTTAGGCGGGCGAGACTCAACGCTCGCCGTGCGTTACTGGAATGGATACGCATCGCCGCGCGTGCTCGCGCGTGCGCGAAGTTCTACGCTTGCCGGATGCTCGACACGACAGCCCCAACTCAACGCGAAGCGAACGTGCGCCAGATTGCGCGTGCGCTCTACTGGCAAGGTTGGCGCATCTCGTCGATCGCTCGGCATCTAGAACTGAAGACGCCGACTGTGGCTTCGTGGTGTCGGCGCGATCGATGGAAAGACTCGACGCCTATCGAGCGAATCGAGGCGGCTGCTGAAACGCGCTTGATGGTTCTGATTGCGAAGGACCAGAAGGATGGCGCCGACTACAAGGAGATCGACCTGCTTGGCAGGCAGATTGAGCGGCTCGCGCGCGTGCGCAAGTACGGGGAAACAGGCAGAGAAAGCGACCTGAATCCCAACGTTGCGGCGCGTAATGCCGGGGGAAAGCGGCGATCGAGTCGCAATGAGATCGCCGAAGCGCAGCACGGCCGAATCGTGGATGCATTTCGCGAATCGCTGTTCGACTATCAGAAGGTCTGGTGGCGCAATGGCGACCGGCGCACGCGCAACATCTTGAAGTCGCGTCAGATCGGCGCTACGTGGTACTTCGCACGTGAGGCCTTTGTTGACGCGCTCGAGACCGGACGAAATCAGATTTTCTTGTCGGCCAGCAAGGCACAGGCGCACGTCTTCAAGCAGTACATCGCGCAGTTCGCCCGCGAGGCGGCCGACGTCGAGCTCACGGGCGATCCGATCATCCTTACGAACAGTGCTTCTCTGTACTTTCTGGGGACGAATGCGCGCACCGCTCAGTCGTACCACGGCAACTTCTATTTCGACGAATACTTCTGGGTTCCCAGGTTTCGGGAGTTGAACAAGGTCGCGTCGGGCATGGCGATGCACAAGCGCTGGCGCAAGACCTACTTCAGCACGCCGTCGAGTATTACCCACGAGGCGTACTCGTTCTGGAGCGGTGCGCACGCCAACCGCGGCCGTGCTCGCGGCGATCGGATCGAAATCGACACGAGCCACGACGCGCTCGTGCGTGGGATGTTGTGCCCGGATGCGCAGTGGCGCCAGATCGTCACGATCCTTGATGCGATGACGGGCGGATGCGACTTGTTCGACATCGACGAGTTGCGTCGCGAGTACAGCGCGGAGGAATTCGCGAACCTGCTGATGTGCCAGTTCATTGACGACTCGCTGTCGGTGTTCAAGCTCGCGGAGTTACAGCGATGCATGGTCGATTCGTGGGAGGAGTGGGCCGACGACTTCTCGCCGCTGCTGCTTCGGCCGTTTGGCTATCGCGAGGTGTGGATTGGCTATGACCCCGCGTTGACGGGCGATTCGGCGGGCCTTGTTGTTGTGGCGCCGCCGCGCGTCGACGGCGGACCGTTTCGGGTGCTCGAGCGACACCAGTTCCGAGGCAATGACTTCGAGGACCAGGCCGCGGCGATCGAGCAGGTCACGCAGCGTTACAGCGTTGGCTACATCGCGATCGACACGACCGGAATGGGGCAGGGCGTCTATCAGCTTGTGCGCAAGTTCTACCCGGCGGTCGTGGCGCTGAACTACTCGCCCGAGGTGAAGACGCGCCTCGTGTTGAAAGGCCAGTCGGTCGTCCGCAACGGGCGGCTTCAGTTCGATGCGAGCTGGACCGATCTGGCGGCAGCCTTCATGGCGATCAAGCAGACGATGACGGCGAGCGGCCGACAAACGACGTTCACGGCCGACCGGAACGAAGAAACAGGGCATGCAGACTTGGCGTGGGCTTGCTTACATGCGATCGATCGCGAGCCGCTTGCCGGCGCCGACATCAACAGTTCATCTTTCACGGAGTTCTACACATGAGCAAGCGCCGCACGAGTGCGCGGTACACGGTCGCGTCCGCCGCCAGCGGGCGCACGGCCGGCACTCCGGTCACACGAGCTGAGGCGTTCACATTCGACGATCCGACGCCGGTGATGAACCGCGCCGAGATTCTCGATTACGTGGAGTGTTGGTCGAACGGCGAATGGTTCGAACCGCCGGTGAGCTTCGCGGGCCTTGCCAAGTCGTTTCGTGCGAGCACGCACCATAGCTCGGCGCTGTACTTCAAGGCCAACGTGCTGGCATCAACATTCCGCCCGCACAAGTGGCTGTCGCGGCACGCGTTCGAGCGATGGGTGCTCGACTTCTTGACGTTTGGCAATGGGTACCTCGAGCGTCGTCGGAATCGGCTGGGCGGAACGTTGTGGCTCGAACCTGCGTTGGCGAAATACACGCGTCGCAAGGCAGACTTCAGCGGCTTCGTCTATGTGAACGGGTGGCGGGACCGACACGAGTTCGAGCCGGACAGCGTATTCCAACTCATGCGGCCGGACATCAACCAGGAAGTGTACGGGCTGCCCGAGTATCTGAGTTCCCTGCACTCGGCTTGGCTGAACGAGTCGTCGACATTGTTCCGCAGGAAATACTACGAGAACGGTAGCCACGCGGGCTTCATTCTGTACATGACCGACGCCGCGCAGAGGCAGGAGGACGTCGACAACATGCGCGAGGCACTGAAGAACGCGAAGGGGCCAGGCAACTTCCGCAACGTGTTTATGTATGCGCCGAACGGCAAGAAGGACGGTATCCAACTCATTCCGGTATCGGAGGTCGCCGCAAAGGACGAGTTCTTCAACATCAAGAACGTGACGCGTGACGACCTGCTCGCGGCGCACCGAGTGCCGCCGCAGTTGCTTGGCATTGTGCCGAGCAACTCAGGCGGGTTCGGTACCCCCGATACAGCAGCGCGGGTTTTCGGACGGAACGAAATCAAGCCTCTACAGGCTCGTTTTTCCGAGCTGAATTACTGGCTTGGCGAAGAGGTCGTCAGGTTCGACGAATATGGGATTCCCTCCGAATCCGTAGCAGGTCATGCGCGAGGGTTTGTTGCGACGGCATGACAGCCGTGTCAAGCAGCGAGTCGATGGTCGTAACATGGGCGTTCGCGGTCATCGAGAACGGCATAAAGGCGTTGCAGGCCGTCGGGGTCAGGACGCAACCGCGCGTCGACGTTTTCCCGCCGGATTGGGATGATGCAGCGATCGTGGCCGACTGCGGCAATTTCCCGTGGGGGCTTGTCTGTGATCGCGGGGAACGGCAGTAGGTCCGGTTCGACGGTGCCCTACCAGTGGGACCGCAGGCAAGCAACGAGCATATCAACGGCGAGGCGCGGCTTGAACTCGAGGACGACGTTTTCTTCCTTCTCCCCAGGCAGCGGTTCCAGTCCTTCGAGCCGCGATTTCTTTACGTTTTCATAGAAGGCGTTCGCGACCAGCAACCCGTGCGGGAAACCGAAGAGTTGCCCCCCAAAAGCCTTCGAGGTTGTCCCGGCGCGCATTGTAGAGGCCCGGGTACTTCTTGTCGTAGAAGGCGGGCTTCCCAGCCGGCCGACACTGGTATCGCATCGGCCGTGCGACGCGCTCGCCGTTATCGATGACTATGACAGGCGCGTAGTGGCCCGGAAAAATCCTCCCGTCCCGCTCGTTCAGTTCCGTGTGGCGCAGGTCGCCGAGCCGCCGTATCGCAGCCTCGATCTTATTACTGGCTATGCGTTTGCTCTCGGTTGCAGCCTTCGCAGGTGCATCGGGCACGAGGCGTGGTCAACGCCACGCCTGCCAATGCGCTGAACGCGCTCTATGCTTTGTGGGGGAAACAGGACGGTAGCGTCAAAGCCAGTCTGCAAGCGGTGATTGACCAGCTTCTGGGGGGGAGGGAAACCGCTGAAGCGCTGATGGGCTGGGGGCGGCAGTGGGATGCTGAATGCTTCCTTAATCGCCATCAGAGGTGAATGGCCTTACGGGTTCTCCAATGTCCGAGGCGCAATCGCCGCGTCGTCCGATGGCCGCCGTCGTGCGACGAACAGTCCTCCGATCCAAGCGCCAGGGAATCGGTTCGTGAGCACGGTTTTCATGGCGACGAAATGGCTACCTGTCGTCAGAACGTCATCCACAACGAGGATTCGCGCTGGCGCCTGCTGCGCGACGGCGTCGTCGATCATGTAAAGCGGTAGGAGGTCGTCCGCATGCATGCGAGCCCCGGCATTGGCCATGTGCGAGGGATCGTAGCTATCTCGTTGCACGACGATTTCGCGGATGTCGGCGACCACGTTCAATTCAGCCCGGACCAAGCCGGCCATATGTGAGAGCGAGCGCATGACGCGGTCGTCATGCTCGGGGTGGTGCCTGGCCTTCGACGGGGGAATCGGGACGAAGGTTACCTGCCGAAATGCGTCGGAGGAAAATGAGTCTCGGAAAAAGCGGCCGACTCTTTCGATGGCCCGCTCCTTATAAACGTACTCGGCCAAACCGCGGCGCGATACGGGCTTCTTGAAATTGAGAACGAGATTGTTGATCGGGCTGCAGCCGAAGCCGCCGCGAGCGGTGTAGTCCCCGATGTAGAGGCAGTAGTCGTCGGGGCGTAGATAGACGTGGTCGCCCCGAGTCGTTGCATCAATTTGAAGTAGGGCCATCGTGTTCGAGGTGCTTCAATATATCGTCGAAGTCGACCACGCGAATGGCACCCTGCAGAGCGAGGCGTGCGGGCCACGTCAGAGCGGGGTTGGTGAAGCAACTGTCCAAAATGAACAGTTTTCGTCCTTGTTGAAGAGCTGCGCGTGCCTGGGTCAAGCTGCCGGACGTTTCGCCTGCTTCAACGATGATCGTCGCGTCGGTGAGCGCTGACATCGTTGCGTTGCGTTCAGGGAAGAACAATCGATTGCCTCGATACGTCTGACGCGCATAGCGAAGGATCGGTACCTGGCTGACGACTAGATGGTCGCGCGCGATCTCTTCTTGCAATGCCTGGTTTTCGCGTGGATAAGCCGACGTGATCGGAGTCCCGATGACCGCTACCGTCCGTCCGCCGCACTCGATTGCGGTTGTATGCGCAACGGTATCGATCCCTGCGGCCAAGCCAGAGAAAACGGTGAACTCGTACTCCACGAGCTTGCGGACTAGCTTCCGTGCACGCTTGATGCCGGCGTCGGACGGGGTTCGTGTGCCGACCACTGCGACCGAGCGCCTCGCAAACGCCAGGTCCTGCCAACCGCGATAGTAGAAAAATTCGATCGGATGCCGCGCCGCACGCAGCTTATCGGGGTAGTCGGCAGTGCCGTGAATGCTCACTCCGAAGTCGTAAATCTTCGCGGCGTCGAGGTGGCGCATAACCTCTGGCACCGTGGCGTCGATCGTTTCCGCTGGGACCAGTTGCGATGGCGTCGCGGACGGGTTCTGCCCGAACGTTTCGGCAATCGTCTTGAACGACGCGGCGTCCGACTCCCACAGTGCCTCGTAGGCGCCCATTTCTCGCAGCGGCTGGATCGGAGGGGTAGACAACAATCCGGTAGGGGCTTGAAATAGTGTGCTCATGTGCGCTGGGTCGATTCGGTACTGTGTATACATACAGTATGCCATTCCTTCGAAATAATAGCTCACCCCGACGCGCGCTGACAGGCGCATCGAGGGAGCGTTATCCCCAAGGCGATGACGCTCCCGAAGCGGCCAAGTGATACCGACGCTCTGTCCGGCCCCGGCCCCGGCCCCGGTCGCACCGCCCGGCTTCGAGCGCATCCGGTGCTCCGGCTTCGGTTCAATGCTCGAAGCCAACTGCCGCGCGCACCAAGGCATCCCGAGCTTCCTCGAGTCCATCTTCGAAAGTGCCAAATATTGCGGCTTGGTCGCGGACAGATAGCTTGGAGAAGGCGGCAGCGACATCTTCGCTAGCCAGCAGGCAGGCTAAGGCGTTCAGGCGGTCGATGTTGATCATGGCGACATCGACGGAGGACTGTTGAAGCTGGGGGGCGGCAGGATGACGCATGGCGCGGGGCTCCTTTGCGGGTTCGACGACCCGGGACCCCAATGTCAGACGAGGTGGCCGGGCACGAAACAGGGTTGGCATACCGGCGCTTTGGGAACCGGCGAGCCCGAAGGCTCCCCTGTCAAGGCCCGACCATAGGCGGCGCAAGACGCGCAGGCGGTCAAGGGAACCATTGCTATTTCCCTTGACCGCCTACCCAAAGCAATTCCGGATGCCAATCCGGGTGTTTGCTGTTTCAAACACGCCGCAATGATAGTGGCGCGGCTGTGGGTCATCAAGCGGGTGACCCATTTATCAGATCAGTCCTAGTCGGAGCCAGTAGTGCAACCGGCCCTGGGGACTGCAGGCCGCTAAGCTGTAGGCGCCGACTCGCAGTCCCCTCCCCGCCTGCCCGCCGCTTAGAGGCCCGGTTTTGATGCTGCAGATCCCCCGCTCCGCGGTTTATGTTGCTTGGAGCCGAGCGGGCTATGAACCGCGGAGGCCGATGCAGTTTGATGCGCGGAAGGGCAACAAACTGCATCGGCGGCGTTCAGCGTTTGGGCTTCTCCGAGGGCTTGGTCTGTGCCGTATTCAACATCGACGCACGGTTTAAAAAGACATCCGACCCCTGTAATCTAACGCCCATTTTGCGCGACTCACTCCACGTCGCCACAGTTTTTTGCGCCTGCTCGATTTGTTGCGCGAGGGTGCTCGGTGTTTTTTTCATATAAATATCTCCATGCGGATGCGTTAGTCTACATTAATTCCGAGTCGTTTTGCAAGAATGGGAATCTCGTCTGTAACGATCATCGTTTCAATGTCGTGGTATGTGTTTAAAAATCTAGCGAATCGTGGCTTACCATATTTTGCTCTCCAGTCAATAATTCTCCCGTCGGAATCTTTTCTGGATTCGCGGGCATTAAAAATGCTTTGATACTGCTTTGGGGATATTCCTACAAATGGCTCAAAATTAACGTGTTCGGGCGATTCGGTCACTGGGTCGACGCTAATCGAGTCTTGATGTAATTGCTTTGCCTTGCTTTTCGGGTATGGCTCTATATAAATCACGCGCTTAATCCCGCTGGCGACGATGTGTCGAGCGCACATATGGCACGGAAACGTCGTGCTGAAAAGCGTTGCGCCCTGAACGGAAACGCCCAGTCTCGCAGCCGTCATCAATGCGGCCATTTCTGCGTGAACGCTCCTGCCAAATTCAAGTAAGCTCATGATTCGAGTATCTTTTAGTTTTTCTCCCGAGATCAATCCGTTTACAAGTGCCTTTAAATCACTTTCAGCGATGTTTGGTGACAATAATTCATTACCATGAAGTCGCTTCAGTAGCTCTCCGAGGACCTGCGTTTTTTCGTCCGCAGTCGCGTCTATGCCCTGCTGAAAATCGCGTGCATCACCTTTATCGCCAGGCCAGTAAAGGTCGCCGCCGGCCTTGGGGACATCGTTACACCCGACTGCGATGAGGTCTCCTTCGGGCCGCAATATCGCCGCCCCTACCTGTCTTCCCAGGTCTGCAGATCGCAGCGCGGCTGACCTCGCAAGATACATCCCATGCTCGTCGCGCGCGGGTGTGAGATACACATTGCCGAACAGCAATTCCAAGAATCGACCAATTTGATTTTCTAGGGATGCCTTGCTGCGGCTGTCAACGAAAAGGTCCGCCAATGGAAATGCGTCTTTTACATCTTGGCCTAGCTTGATGTTGTCTTCCGATTCATCCCTTTCGATAATATTTTCAGCTTTTGCGCGCGCATTATTATCTCGTTCAAATTGTGATCTGCTTATTTTTTCCGCAAGCGCACTGACGCGCACTTCACGCGGCGAGTACGCGGATATTACAAAGAATCCTTTCCCATATACGTTTCGAAGTGTTTCGATTTCGTGCGGATGTTTTAGGGATCTAAGGATGTATGCGTTGCCCTCGAAAGAGCCGTTAAGCTCCTCGTTTCGAACTCTCCATATTTCAGCGATGCCAAGTAGTGCTACGGCATCCCCGCGTTCGCTCGTTACTCTTATCCTCGTCCCTTCATCCATCAAATTGATAATTCGCTCATCCTCGGGCTCGCCTCCATGGTTTGAGCCCAAAAATTTTTCTATCTGATGGCTAAGTCTTATAGTTTTGGCTCGATAATTTAACGTTTTTAAGTTTCTGGAAAGAATGGATATTACTGGATCCAAATTAACGCCCACAGGACCGATCAGACCGAAAACCAGCTCGGGGTGATCCTTCGGGACCAGTCGCGATTCTTCAGCTAACTCATCGCCGCCTGCTTCACTTGCGGACGGCTTCGAATTTGATCTTGCCCTGGCCCCTGGTCTTCTTGTCGTCATTTTCACCCCGCGAACAGTTACGATAAACGATTACATTTAAAGTCGTCCGTTGGTTCATACAACCTACAGCGCCCCCATTTCTCAAGCGGTGAGCGGATAGCAGCGGCCCGGAAAGACATCACTGGCTATCATGGGCTCGGTGTGCTCGGGCCTGTACGTCCATACAGCATAGGTTGCGGAACTGCGTCTGTACATGTTTACGGCAGAAGATGTTTTTCCTGAATGTGCGCCTTGGAGGCCCTCGACGCTATCAGGCGCGTCCCCACCTGTGGCGCAGTAGAAACAAGCGCGGCTGCGCAGCCGCACCCGGTGTGCAGCTAAATTGCAGCTTGCAGGCGCTGGCGCAGCCTGGATCGCCCTTGGTTAGCCTTGGATTTGCAGCTTGCGAGTTGCGTAAGGCTTTGATTTATAAAGGGTCAGTGCGCGTCCGTAAAACTCCGAAGGCAGGGGTTGCTGGTTCGATCCCAGCCGGGCGCGCCATATCTGCTCAAGCTTTTTCAGCCGTTCCCCTCTCCGCTGGCAC